TGCAAAGGCCTTGTAGTAGTCTTTAAGCGCTTCATTGAGAGACTCCTGTCTCATGGTGGTCCAGCGCTCCTGAGTAATCTTACCCTTTTTCCCTATGAGCTTGTCTCTCCCCTTTGCTATCTTGTCAATCCAGGTTTTCAGTGCTTTCTCTTCATCCGCGCCCAGTGCATGACGCATCCTGAGGGAGATAAGCTCCTGGCGCATATTATCAGCCTGCTGTGCCATCTTCTGCACTGCAATATCCACATCAGGGCGCATCCTAGCCTGTGTGAGGATATTATCGTAGACTTTGGCAATCTTCAACTCCGTGAAGCCCTGGAAAAGGTCAGGGTACTTATCGGCAGACTGCTTCACGAGCTGCACAAAATAGTCTTTTCCATGCAGCGAGAGGTTATCAAGCATCCCTGTACACAGGCCGTCTACATTCACTCCAAAGACATTCGCGAGGTCTTGGGTAGTGAGGCCTCTGTGTCGAGCATCTACAGGCTTCAGCTTTGCTGCGGGAAGATTATGGTACAGTTCTGAGAGGTCACGCCTCGCAAGGTACTCCGCAGCCCCTGATACCGCTACATCTGTCTGATACTTTGACCACAGTTCAGCTCGCTGGGCTCTTAGAGCTGTAAATGCCTCTGGGGTACGCTCAGCTCGTGATGTGGCCCAGAAAGTATCAAGTAGTCCTGCATCAGCTTCCAATGTTGCTTGTCTGATAAGGTCAGTTTCATCAGCGCGGGTGAGAACACTGTCGAGAGCGGCTCTGGCTTTCTTGTCCTTGATGAACTTACGATTCTCGAGGAGCTTTGTCCTTACCCTCGTCATACTCCCTGATACGTCTTCCATCGCGAGCAGCATTTCTTCCCTTCTGCTTCTCCAAAGCTGCTCGAGCTTCCTGAATTGTCCACTCTCGTACAGTATATCCGCCTCATCCATCGTCTGGGACATCATACGGTGAGGGATGTAGGATGCTGTACTGGACATTGTTTCGTAGGTGGTGAAGACTTCCATCAGCTCCGACTGGTTATTTACATCTACCTTCACCACATCATCTGCAAGTCCCCTGAATGACTCCCCTATGTCCATTGGGAGACGCTTGAGGTCTTCGATAGAGGTTTCCGCTACCTTCTCTGCGAATGCTTTGATGGACTTCTCGGTATTCAGTACCTTGCCCTCTTCAATCAACTGCTCCCCAAGTGTTCTGGCCCGTGGACTGAGGTTATCGCAGCCTCGGAGTATCTTGAGTGCTTCCGCTTTTTGTAAGTTCCCATCTGTGAGGTGCCCTGCTAGCCCCTTCACATCATCCGAGCTGACTGTGAGTCTGCGGAAGATTTCATTCTTCAGGTCATCTTTGCTCAGTCCAAGTGTCTTTCTCCCCACATCCGGCACATCACCTATGAGACGCTCCAGTGCCAGCATGAAATCACCGCCAGCTTCCTGGTAAGCCCTCTCCGCTAGGTGCCTCGACATCCTTTGCATCACAAAGTTCTGCCTTAGTGAGTTCCCGATAGCATTCGAGAGGTCTATCCAGCTTCTACCAGCCCAATAGAACAGCTCTTTTCCTGCAAGGAACTTCGGAGTGCCAATTCCTGCTACCTTCTCCGGTATCTTCCACCTTGGGAAGAAGGTCCACGCACCGCCTTTTCTGTGTGGTGCTCCTCCCATGATACCGGCAACGTCAGATGCGAAGTGGCTCGCGAGTGTTGGGTCACTTACCAGACCTTTTGTCATCATAAGGAATGTTTCGGTTCTGGTAGTCCTTGGTACTACACCCTCAATCACGCTGACCACGAAGCCCTCAAAAGCATTCCACAGAGGATAGGAGATACTACCCAAATTAGCTTCTGCGAAGGGTCTCACTACCCATCTGTC